CGTGTATGCGAGCTCTACAGTTAATGCAGCGTTCGGGGTTGGTGCCAACATGTGAGTATCATCATCATAAACAGCGTAATACTTAGGAGTACCTGCTCCTGTTGATGTCCTATTTGGCGCAAATTCATTCATAAACGAAATATCTTTTTGTATCAAGAATGTTCTGTTGTCAGATCCATCTATCAACTGTATGTACCTAGTTGCTTCCCAATCAGCGGGAAGAGGTAAAAAAGCATTGTTTACAGTAAGTGTAGCAGTGTCGTATCTTCTGTAATAGGTTAAATCTACAGTTCTTCTAAGCTTATCTTCTGTAGATATAATAAATTGATTTATAATAGCATCTGTCAGCACATCAGAGGTTGTCTCTGTGTAATTTCTTACATTAGATAGTAAATCAGAATAATCTGTCATGACGTGCTCACTGTAACATTTCCTGCAAAACTCTGCAATCTTGTTTCTTTTGCCTCAGTTTTTGGTTGCATGCCGACACTGGCAAACCTATTAGTATTTACTCCTATTAATCCTACAAAACACGTCGAATTAGCTATCTGTGGTTTTGCAAATTGTAAAGATTGAGGATCTTGCACAATAGTTCTTGGTTCTAATTGTGGGTGTTTTTCTTCATATTCAGTATAATGAACTCTAGCTCCAGTCCACTCTTCTACCATTTCATTATAGGGAAAAGACATACCTGATCTATCAGATATTCTCTTTGCAAATTTTCCAGATGCAAATCTAGACATTAGACGCTCGGAAAGTATGTTTTAGGTGTAAGAAATAAACTTGTTCTCTCTCCGTCTTGAGCAGCAGCTCTTTGAAATTCATCTTCGTAAATTTGTTTTAAAGCAACTAATCTATCTGGAGACTTTTTCATACTAATATAATATGCTAAACCAGCAGTCATACATGGAAGAAAACGAAAAGGAATCTGAGCATTATTGGTGTAGTCCCCCGCATCAAACATCCGAACAAGCGCATAATACCTTAGAGTGTAAGCTACATCTGCCGCAGGATATAGAAATAGTGTTGGGTTTATCGTACGTTCGAAATAGTATTGAGTTGGTCTTCCGCTGGTTGTTTTAGTTGTAAAATTAAAATATGTAGATCTACTAATTGATGTAGCAGTAAAGTCATTATTACTAGAGTCTCTAATAACTACATCAGTAATGTCTACTATCTGTTGACTGTCATTTGCACTAGATCCAAATAAACTTGTGCCTGTTAAACTTTGTGTATTAGCTGGTAATGTTTTTTCTTGTAATTGTATTGTCCAAAGATTTAAACCTCTATTAGCCCATTCTGATAATAAAATATTTAACGAACGTCTAGCAGTTTGCAAGTCGTATCCACTACGAATTTGCAAACCGCAACGCTCATATGCCTCCTCAGCAATATCATCTATGCTGAGGTCAAAATTTGCTGTGCTAGCGTAAGTTGGCATTTACTTTTTTTTCATCATTCCGCCGCCACGTTTTTTAACGGCTTTCTTTTTTGCCTGTTTCTTTTTAGCTGATCCGCCTTTTTTCATAGCTTGCTTTTTTTTGCCAGCCATTCCGCCGCCCATCATGCCCATCGCCATTTTCTTTCTAGGTGACATCATTCCGCCGCCAGCCATTTTCTTTTTGCCCATCATGCCGCCGCCAGCTTTTTTCTTTTTACCCATCATGCCGCCGCCAGCTTTTTTTAACATACCGCCGCCACGTTTTTTTACAGCTTTCTTTTTACCAGCCATGCCGCCTTTTCTCATAGCTTGTTTCTTTTTACCCATCATATTGACCTCCGAATATTCGTCTATAGGTTTTTGCTCTCGATACTACAACGTCTTGATAGTACCCTCTGGGCCACAACTTATAGTAGCCAGATTTATGCAATGTATCAGAAGCTTCTTGTAATAGCGAGAACTTTTGTGCCAACATCATGGAGTAAATCAGCTCACTATCTACAGTAGGGGCATCCCCATTTGGAGTGACGAGAAACTCTTGCTCCTCCTCATTGGCTGGGTTGTCGGGATGAAAACCCATAAAAAATATATCTTTTTTATTATACCATTTATTGTAAGCATCTATACAATCCTGAAATCCATCTAAAGAATAATTAAAATATGGATCACAAAAGATCAATAGATCACTTACGTTAAAATCTATTTTTTCTAAATGTTTATTTAAACAAGATTTATACCATTTGTGCTTTGGCTTTACCTCTACAATGACTTTGTTTTGCGCCCAACTTCTTTTTGCATAAGGACAAGCAGGCATCCCACCTAGATGTACGTTAGGAACCTCTAAAAAATGTAGAGACCATTTGCGTACGTCATCTCTTATTTGCTCTTCTAATTGCATCTTTACCTTTCTTAAAAATACTTGCTACTTGAGATTTACCCATCACCTTAGCGCGTTGTTCTCCTACAGTTAATATTTGAATTTTTCTTGCGAATGGTTTGTTAACTCTTTTAACTTTTGCCACTGTGCTTCTAGCGTCAGCAGGAGTAGCAAACTTAATAGACACAGTATCACGCGGATTCTCGTCAGTATAGAGACGTCTTCCACTACCTTTTGGTTTTTTTCCTGTTCCGACTTTTGGATCTTTTCTTTTTTTCAACACCTTTTATGACTCCTTTATTTTTTGATGCATAAAATACAGCCTCTGCCTCTTTACCATAAGTCTTTTTCATAGACTTCATTATTTTTTGGCCCTTTTTATTTAATGGCATTAAAATATACCCTTAAATCCAAATCCTCTTTGAGCGACACCCGCTCGTCTTTGATCTGAAATAATACCACCCATATTTTTTCTTAAAATTGTTTTTACGTTTGTTGGTTTACCTCCAACCCCTTGAGCTTTAGATCTTTTTCTTGATACAGCGGATTTTCTTTGACCCTCTGTCATACGTCTAGCTTTTGCCAAAGGAACACATTTAGGATATTTTCTTTTTGCGTCTTTCTTTTGTTTAGATCTACCACATTTAGCAAAAGATCCATCTTTTCTTTTACTTCCTATGTCTACCCACTTTTGAGCAAACCATTTTTTTAAACCATTTTTAGCCATTAGCTAAACTTTGTAATTTTTCTTTTGCCTTCCATTATTGCACCACAGGCTCTAGCCATACCACCTTTATTCATATTAGAAACTTTTTTGCGTTTCTGTGATATACTATTAAAATCTATTACGCCTCCCATAGCTTTTGGTTTCGGGCCTTTAAAATCTTTTCTTTTTACACCGCTTGGATCTTTAATTTTTCCTGCACATATTTTTGATGCATAAGCATTTGCATACGCGCTAGGATAAACTTTAAATTTTCTCTTAGCTGCTGCTTTACCTCTAGGACATAATTTAGTCATTTTTTCCTCGCTGTTTGTTTTGCTCTTGCAAAGTTAGCTGCAGTTGGTGCACCTTTTGCACCTTTCTTACGCATTTTTGCACCACGTTTTCTTTTAGCATGAATGTTAGCGTACAAACCTTTTCTCATCCTTGCCCCCTGTATTTTACGTGTTGGCGTCTTTTGTTTTTGTTCTTTGGCCTACTGCGTGAAGAACGCCCTATACTAGTCCTTTTTTTGACTGGTGTAAAGTATTCGTTAGAAGGTGTTTTAGCCATCTTACATCTGTGATAAAGGGTTTTCTAATGCTAGTTTTATTCTTTTCTCTACCTTCTCTTCTAGCTCAGTCATGGCTGATTCCAACTTATCCGTTAATCTTGCCATGTCATCCTGAATGTCCTTCGTGGTATCTCTTAACTCCTGGTTGGTTTCTCTCGAATCTTCTTTAACTAATTGTTCTACGTCGTTTACAATTTTTTCTACTCTTCTTACATCTTGTCTAAGATCGTTTTTCAATTCATTAGCTACATCACTCACCAAACGAATTTCTGACATAATCATTTCCATTTCTTGAATAATCATATTAACCTCTGTTTGTATAAGATCAGTCTTACTTTCCATTTCTTTTTTTGTAAGAGCTATTTCTTTATCAAAACCAGATAGGTCAGGCGCTACATATTCTTGTATCTGTTCTTTCATCGTGAGGTAATCTTTATAAAATTCAAAACCTCCCCACAGTCCGCCACCTAATGTGGTCAAAGCTGTGATAATAACAAAGATCTTCCCGCCTTTGAACTTCAAACCTGCAAATTCTACTTCTGCCATTGTAACTCTATCATATCATTCATCATACCATCACTGCCACCAAATAGATACCATTGTGCTATGTTGTTATTTTCTATTTGAGTGTCTGGTATCATATAATCTGTAAAAAAATCTAATCTATCTTCTAATTGTTTTTGTGACTCAAAAAAGGTTTTTGTATCTCCTAATACTTGCATCACAATCAAAGTTTTTAACTGATTTGATGAATCATATCTACCTTTATCACCCATCTTCTTTACTATTTTCTTAGCAGCTTTTTCTTTTTTTGACTCAGGTTTCTTTACAGGTTCCTTATCGGCTTCACCCTTATCTTCTGGTTCTTCCATATCTTCTGGTTGCTCTTCATTCTCTTCAACCTCTGAAACGCTTTCTTTCTCCTCTGACTCGTCTGCCACATCTTCTGAATTTTTTTCAGCAGGCTCATCGCTAGGCTCTTCCATGGGTTCTGGCTCAGTTTCAGTTTCTGGCTCTGGCTCTGGTTCTGGTTCTGGTTCATTTACTGGTTCCTCCATTTCTGGTTCACTTTCAATTTCGGGCTCTATTGTATCTGGTTCTGGTGCAACTTCAATATCTTCTGTCATTTCTGGCTCTGGTGCTGGCATTTCTAACTCTAATTCCATCTCCATCTCCATCTCCATCTCGATTTCGACTACAGCAACCTCCATTTCAGGCATTTCTATATCCATTTCAGGTAGCTCCATTTCAAAGTCCATCTCAAAACTAGGCATCTCCATTTCCATCTCCACAGTCTCATATGATACTTCCATGTCTGGTTCTTCAAACTCTGGCTCAAAAAACATATCATCACCTGGCGAATCAGGCACAACAATATCATTGTGATCAAAGATGTTTTCTACAATATCTATAACTTCAGTCTCTGTGCTACCACCATACGCCACCCACATCTCAACAGATGTTATTGATTGTGTCACAATTGTGGACACTACGTTGTATAAGACATTAATGGTCACATCATCAAAAAGCGGTCCAATTGCAAGGTTAATATCACGTCCACCTACTTCTATTACAAGCTTTGTTATTGTTCCTGCAAAATCAAAGCCACCTGTATATTCTTGATAGCCACTTGTTACACCTGACTCTGATAAAATATCTGTACCAGAAAATACGCTTG